AGGTAAATTAATTACTGAAGAAGATTATAATCAACATTTAAATGGAACAAAATCTATAGGTATACAACCTTGTAATGACAATGGTTTAGCGTGTTTTGGTGCAATAGATATTGATCCTAAGGTATATAAAAACTTAGATATAAAATTTTATCTAGATACTATTCAACAAAAAGAATTACCTTTAATACCTATTAAATCTACAAGTGGTGGACTTCATTTATATGTATTTACTAAAGAATCAGTAAAAGCAAAAGTAATAAAAGATTTTTTAGAACAAGTATTATTTTTATTTAAACTACCTATTACAACAGAAATATTTCCTAAACAAACTAAATTAAATAATAATACAGATGATCAAAAAGTAAATGGTAACTTTATAAATCTTCCATACTTTAATAAAAACGAAAGAGTTGCATTAGATCCATCTGGTAAAGAAATAAAATTAGATTTATTTTTAAAAGTTATTGAAATGAATTTAATGACATCAGCTAGACTAAAAGAAATATCAGACAATATTATTAAGTTAGAACTTACCGGTGGTGCAGAAGAATTTAAAGATGGTCCACCTTGTCTAGAAATTTTATCTAAACAAAAAATGGATGATGGTAGAGATAGATTTTTATATAACTATATGGTGTTTGCTAAAAAGAAATATGCTGATGATTGGGCTAAGAAAGTATTACAAGCGGGTAGAAACTATTTTGAGTTTAATGAAACTTGGACTGATGATTATATTAAAAAGAAAATAAAGAACTGGGAGAAAGATACTAAGGGTCATACTTGTAATGATCAATTACTAGCACCTGTTTGTGTTAAGTCTGAATGTGTTAAAAGAAAATTTGGTGTTATCTCTGATAAAAAAATTGATTGGCCAATGATGACTAATTTAATTAAAGTAGATTTTAAACCAGACCCTGAATATTATTTTACAGTAGCAAATAAAACAGGTCATTCTGTTATAGTGCATGCAAAAAATGTAACACAACTTAGAGATCAAAAAGAATTAGGTAGTTTAATAATGGCACAGGTAAACGTATTACCACCGCCTATAAAACCTTTGGACTTTCATGCATTGATAAATGCTTTGTTAGATACTGTTGATACAGTGCAACCGGCTCCAGGGACCAGACCTATGGAGATATTAAAGAAACATTTAAAAGAATATATAAATGGTACACAAGCAAAAACATATGCATCATTTGAAAGTGGTAATGTTTTAAAAGATGAAGTGTATGCTTACTTTGTTTATGATGAATTTTACAATGAACTAAAAGAAAATGGTTGGAGAAAAGATTCATCAAGAACTTCTCACATGATTCAAAAAATGTTTGAGACAAAAGAAAAAGAAGATTCATTACCTAAACCAGAGTTTGGTAAAAAGAAAAGATTTCCTGGTAAACATAAAAAGACTGGTAAACCATATCCAGGTGTTAATGGGTGCGTGTCTATACCTTTATATTTATTTGATAAAGAAGAAGAGGATATAGAAGAGACTGCTGACTTTACAGAAGAGGAAATTGTATAATGATATATAAGTTTTATGGACCACCAGGTACAGGTAAAACATATAGACTAATTAGTAGAGCTAAAGCTTATGTTAGAATAGGAACACCTTTAGATAACATTGCATACTTTGCTTTTACTAAAAAAGCTGCAAGTGAAGCAAGAGATAGAATGCCTGCAGATAATGATAAGTTAGCTTACTTTAGAACAATACACTCATTTGCATATGATCAATTAGAATTAAATGATGGTAAGGTAATGCAACCATCAGATTATGAAGCAATAGGTAGAGAGATAGGTGTCAAAGTAAAATATTATGACAAGTATAATAAGGAAGATATAAATTATTTAAACTGTGACAGTCCATATTTTCAAATGATTGGTAGAGCAATCAATAGAGATATTAGTATTAGAGATGAATACGATAGAGGAGAGCACAATAAAAAAGAAATTAAATGGAAGATACTAAAAACAATTGATGACAATTTGAAAGAATACAAAAGAGTAAAAAAAAAATTAGATTTTAATGACATGATAAAACAATTAATTGAAAAAGAATCTTTACCTAGATTTAAAGTTATATTTATTGATGAAGCTCAAGATTTATCACCATTACAATGGAAGTTATTTGATAAACTAAAAGAACATACAGATGATATTTATTTAGCAGGTGATGATGATCAAGCTATTTTCGCTTGGGCTGGTGCAGATGTAGATAGATTCATAAGTCAAAAAGCTGACGAAGAAAAAGTTTTAAAATATTCAAAAAGAATATCTAGAGCAGTTCAAGAGCAATCAGAAATACCTATTGAAAAAATAGAAGGACTAAGGAAAGAAAAAGATTATTATCCAAGAGACTACGAAGGTGAGTGTGAATATATAAATAATTTAGATCACGTGGATTTAACAAAAGAAAGATGGGTTATATTAACTAGAACCATTAGTAGATTAGTTAGTATGAAAAAAGAATTAAGAGAAAGAAATTTATATTATCAAACAAAGAAAGAAAAATCTTTTAGAGTCAGAGTATATAATGCACATGTTAATTATAACTCCTGGTGTAGAGGAAAGATATTAGATGAAAAAGAATGGAAAGATATTGAAGAATACATTGGAAAAAAAATGGAAGATTGGGAACCAGATTTAGATTGGTTTGATGCATTTAAAGAAGTTGAGTATGAAGATAAAGAATACATTAAAGAAATGATGGAGAATGGAGAAGATTTAGATTCACCCGCTAGAATATTCATATCAACCATACATGCATTCAAAGGTGGAGAACAAGACAATGTAATACTTTGTTTAGATCAACCAAATAAAATTAAAAAAGCAGTGCGTAAAAGTAAAAGTAAAAGTGATGAAGAACATAGGGTTTGGTATGTAGGAATCACACGTGCTAGAAATAATTTATATAAACTAAGAGCTAAAAAGAAAGTTAATGCATACAAATTATAGAATTACACAACTGTGTAAAAAGAACGGGATAGCGACATTTCCTATGGGGTGGGTGGCAGCATCTTCCTCTAACGAGGGATGTTGGTTCGGATCGCGATTCCCTTTTGTTTTTAATCCGTTAAACCAACGACTGCCACAAATAACTTAAAGGAGAAAAATATGAGTAATAAAGATATGTTTGATAAATCATTTCCACAAGACAAACAAATTGGAGGATCACATTACAAAGACTTTCATATTCAACCATATGAATTTATTTCTAAGAACGATCTTTCTTTTTTTCAAGGAAACGTTATAAAGTATGTATGCCGTTATATGAATAAAAATGGTATACAAGATTTAGAGAAAGTAATTCATTATTGTGAATTAGAAATTAAAAAAATGCAAGATATGAAGAGGAAAAAATAATGCCAAAATGTTTTACATGTGACTCACAATTAATTTGGCAAAATGATTATGATACAGAAGACGTAGACGAATATAGTATTGTAAGCATGTATGACTGTAAAAAATGTGATACATGGTATGAAGTTTATTATGATAAAAGAAGTAAAAAATATAAAAAGGGGAAAAAGAAATAATGTTAATGCCAACTACAGAATGGGTACAACCCACAGAGTTTCCTGATCTAAGAAAAGCGGAAGAGATTGCAATTGACTTGGAGACAAGAGATCCAGAATTAAAGAAACTGGGTTCAGGGGCCATTAAAGGTAGTGGTGAAGTTGTGGGTATAGCTGTAGCTGTAGATGGTTATAAAGCTTATTTTCCTATTGCACATGGTGAAGGTCCAAATATGGATCGTAAAAAAGTTTTAGATTGGTTTACAGATGTATGTGAATCACCTGCTACAAAAATATTTCACAATGCAATGTATGATGTTTGTTGGATTAGAAATTTAGGTATTAAAATTAATGGTTTAATTATAGATACAATGATTGCAGCATCTATAATAGATGAAAATAGATTTCAATATTCATTGAACTCTTTGTCTTGGGTTTATTTAAAACAAGGTAAGAATGAAGCTTTACTTACTAAAGCAGCAAAAGAAAGAGGATTAGATCCTAAAGCAGAAATGTGGAAACTACCTGCAAGTGAAGTTGGTGGTTATGCAGAAAAAGATGCTGAACTAACTTTATTGCTATGGCACCACTTAAAAAAAATTATAATCGAAGATGATCTCCAGGATATATTTAATCTTGAGACTGATCTCTTTCCTTGTTTAGTTGATATGCGCCACCTAGGTGTTCGGGTAGATATAGAGAAAGCTGATCAATTAAAAAAAGTAA